CAAGAAATGCAGCAAATGCCGCCTGAAATGGGTATGATTCCACCTGAATCGGCTGAAATGCCGCCAGAAATGATGAATATGCCGCCCCAGGAGCCAATGGTATGAACGCCGCAGACTTTGTAGGTACGCTGTTTTTAGGCCGTGATGTGGCTCATTCAGTGCATCTAAACACCCGCAGTTACGCCAAACACAAGGCGCTGCAAAAGTTTTACGACGGTATTGTTGATCTGGCAGACAAGTTTGCTGAAGCCTACCAAGGCAAGTACGGTCTGATTGGCTCTATTTCGTTGCAGTCTGCAAAAAAACAGGGCAACATCGTTGAGTTTTTAGAAGGCCAGCTAGACGAAATACATTCTGCGCGCTACAAGGTCGTTGATAAGGAATGCACCGCAATCCACAACATTATTGATGAAATTGAAGCGCTGTACATGTCAACGCTGTACAAACTGAGGTTTCTTGCATGACGATACCCGTATCTCAAACCAAGTTTGGTAAAAATGAACCGTTTGAACTGCAAGTTTCACGCGGCGAAGTTCCCGATCATCGGTCGGTAGTAGTCTTTGGTTACAACCCCGATGTAGATACGTCTGAGGTGACGGTATGGCCGTTGCCATCTATTATTTCGCACCCTGCCGCCGCGCTGCAGATGAAAGTAAGCTCTACTAATGCCAACGATACGGCAGCAGGCACGGGCGCGCGCACAATCGTTATTCAAGGTCTAAACAGCGGTTACGCAGAGATATCGGAAACGGTGACGTTAAACGGCCAGACTGAGGTTTTAACGACAAACCTTTTTCTTCGTGTAAATTACGCGTATGTTGCTACCGCAGGCAGTACTAATTCAGCCGCTGGCGACATTTACATTGGTACCGGCACCGTCACGTCCGGCGTACCTGCTACAACTTACAACGTCATTAAATATGATTTTAACAACACCGTAACCGGCCACTATACGATTCCTGCGGGGTACACAGGTTATCTAGCTCAAGGACTTTTTTCGGCAGGTCAGGCTTCAGGTTCTACGCAGGTGCGCGGGCGGTTGTTAACTGTGGGCACTGACCGTATTCGTCGCACAGCAGCGGTGACTACGGTCAATAACGGCGTAGCAGATTATGCGTTTGAGTATCCAGTACCCATATTGGAAAAGACGGATATTGAGGCCACAGGCGTAGGCAGCGCCAGCAACAATGGCGTGTCTTGCATGTTTATTTTGGTTTTAGTTAAAAATATTACGGGTTAATCATGGCAAATTACACTTACATTACGGCTTCGGCCAACATTAAACCGATGGCGGGTAAACTGAAAGGTATTTTTGTCAGCGCAGCTTCTAGCACCCCCACTATTACGGTTTACGATTCAGCTGCAGCGACTACGACTGACATTATTTTGGGCACTTTTACACCTGTTGGGGCTACGTCATACATACTGCCGATAGAAGGCGCGTACGCTAAAAACGGTATATACGTGGTCATCAGCGGCACGGTAAACGCCACTGTAATTTACGAGTAAAGGTAATTTTATGGCGTCATATACTCTTTCACCCGTCGGCGGCGCTGGCGCGCAATTTTTTGACAATAATGGAAATCCATTATCTGGAGGAAAACTGTACACCTACGCTGCGGGGACTACTACGCCATTAACTACTTGGACTACGCCTGCAGGAACGGTTGCTAACACTAATCCAATTATTCTGGATTCAGCAGGCAGACCACCGCAAGAAATTTGGTTAAGCGTCCTTTACACATACAAATTTCAGTTAAAAACAAGCGCCGACGTTTTAATTGCAACTTACGACAATATCCCCGGTCTGCCACAGCCAGCAGTAACTAACAACGCGTCTACAATTTATTACGAACAAGGTAATACAGTAACCGCAGGGTCGTTTGTAATTGGCAGAACCTACATGATTGCCACGTTGGGGACTACCGATTTTACGGCGATTGGTGCAACAGCTAATTCAGTTGGTCAAATATTTGTTGCTACTGGCGTTGGAAGTGGCACAGGGACGGCTTACAACTCCCAAACAGTACAAGCAAAATTACAGCAGACAATTAGTGTCACTGATTTTGGCGCTACGGGTGATGGAACAACTAACGATACCGCTGCAATTCAAGCAGCCATTATCGCGGCAAAAAATGATGGCGTCCCCGGCGTTAGCGTTGGCGTAAGTTTGTATTTCCCCGCTGGTATTTATGCAATTACGGGCTTAATTATTTACCCGTTTCAACATTTGATTTTTGACCCAGGCGCGGTTCTTAAAATGACCGCTTCTGGTATAGCGATTCGTACTTCGTCCGTGCAAGCGCAGGTAGCTCCGACGGGCAACATTACTCGCGTTTTAATCGACAACCCCCGTATTGACATGAACAATCAAACGGGTTTTGGACTATTGCTTGAGTGTTGCACAAACGCGGTTGTTAATAATGCGCAGATTACAAACGTAGCGGCCGCAACATTTCAGTACAGCGACGGCTATGACCCTGTTGGCACTACTTGGGCTAGCATAGGTATTGTTTTAAAAGGGATTACAGACACGTATGGTTGCTATTACAACAGCGTAAATAATTGCCGTATAAACAGTTTCGGATCTACTGCTACCAGCAACGCGGGTATTTGGCTGGGTACTTCAAGAACTGGCGAAAATCAACGCGCAAATTTTAATCAAATCAACCAAGCTGTTTGTTTAAGTTTAGCAACCGGCATTGATGTTGCGTTAGGCGGCGATAACTTTATTCTCCAGCCAGAAATGTCATTGTGTGATGTAGGTATTAGAGTCGGTAATATTGCTGATTTTTCTTCTCAATCAAATAGAACTTGGATTCAGCAACCTTATCTTGAGAGTTGCACCACTGCGGGTATTCAATTACGCAGCAACGCGCAAGATACGGTTATCCAAGGTTTCGGCGGCTTGTCTGGCACATCGACGATTGTTGATGATTCTGGCGAAACAACTAGCATTTTTGCGTCTAATACTGACAGCGCCGTAACCAATGGATACACACGTTTTTACTATGGAAGCGTTCGTTTTCCTGGTATACAAATTCCCGACGCTGATGTAAATGCGCTAGACGACTACCAAGAAGGTAGTTTTACACCAAGAATAACTTGTTTAGGTACCGCGCCAACATCAGTAACATACGTTACGCAATTTGGTAAGTACACAAAAATTGGCAATGTTGTTATGGCGCAGCTTAATTTAGAATGGAGTGCAATGGCTGGCTCTCCCGCAGGTCAAATGGCTATTGATAATTTGCCTTTTGCACCTTTTGGCGCGGGGGCTATTACTGCAATTTTTCCTGCAAGCAGCGTTGGTGGGACAGGTGGGGCTTTTGTTACAGGTTTAATGGCAAGTACCGGCGAAATTAGAATGTATAAATTTGACGGAACAAACAATGTGACATGGGATTTTGACCCAGCGGCACAAATTCGTTGCTCAATTACCTATTTTACGGATAGTTAATATGAATACGCAAAATTCTACGCCTGAAACAATTTCTATTGAGGCCGCTCTCGTTGAAGCTATGCACACAGGGGATTGGGCGTATTATTTTGAGTTAATAAGTCAGATGCCTTGACACAAAGTTAAGATGTTGTAGTATTAACTGTACCGGCCCAGTAGACCGGGGGATTCTTTAGGAATCGACAATGTCAGAAGAGATTCAAAACGAGTTAGCGGAAGTACCCGCGCCAGAACAGGCACCGACGGCAGAGCCTGTAGCTGAAGAAACACATGCGCCGGAGAATGATGAGTCAAAGCCAGCCAAAGTCTTCACACAAGAAGAACTAGACGCTGCCATTGGCAAAAGGCTTGCAAGAGAACAGCGTAAGTGGGAAAGAGAACAGGCACGTCGAGCGCAAGAAACGCCTGCCGTATCTGCGGAACTCCCGCCGGTCGAAAATTTTAATTCTGTTGATGAGTACGCCGACGCATTGGCTGTACGAAAAGCAGAGGAATTATTGGCCAAACGTGAAGCTGATCGTGAACGCATGAGTGTGATTGAGGCGTATCAAGATCGTGAAGAGGACGCGCGGGCTAAATATGAGGACTTCGAACAAGTCGCATACAACCCTGCACTGCCGATCACGAACGCGATGGCTGAGACTATTCAATCGTCCGATATCGGCCCCGATCTGGCTTATTACTTGGGTACCCACCCAAATGAAGCCAGCCGGATTTCACGTCTGTCGCCAATTTTGCAGGCTAAAGAGATCGGCAAACTAGAAGCTAAAATTGCTTCAGAACCGGTCTTAAAAAAGACAACTAGCGCCCCACCACCCATCGCGCCTATTAGTGGCCGTGGCTCTGGCTCTTCGTCTTACGACACGACTGACCCTCGTTCTGTAAAGAGCATGAGTACGTCAGAGTGGATCGAAGCGGATCGCCAGCGTCAGATGAAGAAGTGGGAAGCTCAACGTAATCGCTAACTTTTTTTAGGATATAAATCATGGCAAACTCGATTCTTACCATCGACATGATTACTCGGAAGGCTCTCGAAATCCTCGAGAACAACCTGGTACTCACTCGTAACGTTAACCGTCAGTATGACGACTCTTTCGCCGTTGAAGGCGCAAAAATTGGTTCCACACTGCGTATCCGTTTACCGGATCGCGCTCTGGTAACCGACGGTGCCGCCCTGCAAGTTCAGGACGACAACGAACAGTTCACCACACTGACTGTTGCTTCGCAGAAGCACATCGGCGTGAACTTTACCTCCGCCGAACTTACCATGCAGTTGGATGACTTCGCAGAGCGTGTTCTGAAGCCTCGTATTTCTCAGCTGGCTTCGTCGATCGATGCTGATGTTGCTAATGCGTACAAGAGCGTTTACAACTCGGTGGGCACGCCTGGCACCACACCTTCGACTTCGCTCGTTCTGCTGCAAGCCCAGCAGAAGCTGAACGAAAACGCTGCTGTGATGTCACCACGCTACGCAACTGTTAACCCAGCTGCTAACGCTGGTCTGGTTGAAGGCATGAAAGGTCTGTTCAACCCAACCAACACCATCTCCAGCCAGTTCAAGAACGGCATGATGGGCACGGGTGTTCTGGGCTTTGAAGAAGTCAACATGTCTCAGTCGATCAAGCAGCACACCACCGGCACACGTTCTACCAGCGACACCATTCTGGTAAACGGCACTGTGTCGACCCAAGGTCAGTCAACTATCAGCATCGATGGCGGCACTGGTTCGGCAACCGTTACTGTTGGCGACGTGTTTACTATTGCTGGCGTGTTCGCGGTTAACCCACAGACTCGCGAGTCCACCGGTTCGCTGCAGCAGTTTACCGTGACCCAAGCTAACACCGCTTCCGGCGGCGCTTGGACAAACATCGCTATTTCGCCTGCTATGTACACATCTGATAACGCTCTGGCGACTATCAATGCGTTCCCACAAGACGGCGCAGCAGTGACTTTTGTCGGCGCAGCTTCGACTCAGTACGCTCAAAACCTCGTCTACCATAAAGATGCGATCACTTTTGCTACCGCCGACCTGTTGCTGCCACAAGGCGTCGACATGGCCTCGCGTCAAGTACACAACGGCATTTCGCTGCGTGTTGTTCGTCAGTACGACATCAACAACGACCGTCTGCCTTGCCGTATTGACGTGCTGTACGGCTTTAGCACGATCCGTCCACAAATGGCTTGCCGCATGTGGGGTTAAGTCTTGGTGGGGGCTTTGGCCCCCATTAACAACATTTTTTAAGGATACTTATCATGGCAATTCCAAATGGCGCTGGTGGTTATCAACTTGGCGACGGCAATGTTTCTGAGGCAACGCTGACTGTTCAGGGCGCTCCTACCGCACTGACCGCAGCTGCAACTGCAACTGCTGCTCAACTTTCAAACGGTCTGTTTACTTTTAACGGCACTGCTGGCAATCTGACTCTGCCTACCGTTGCTGATCTGGAAGCAGGCATTCCAAACGCTGTCAAAGTTAATGCTGCGTTCGACTTCTACGTTATCAATATCGATGCCGGTACTGACGACGTGACTGTTGCAACAGCTACTGGCTGGACTCTGGTGGGCGCTATGGCGGTGACTGAAAATACTTCAGGTCACTTCCGCGCCCGCAAGACCGGCGACGGCTCCTGGACGCTGTATCGCATTTCTTAATTTAAGGAGCTATCATGCCTAATACCAAACCGATTGGTGTTGCCTATGAAGATCAGCAACTGGACGGTGCGGTTATCGGTAAGTCAGGTGGCACCGTAGGTTTTTATGGCGCAACGCCGGTAACTCAACCTGCCGCGTTGACCGCTCAACTGACTACGATCACCAGTACGGCTCCCGGTACGCCGGACTATGCAATTCAAGACCTCACTCAAACTACACCTTTTGGTTTTGCGACCAAAGATGAAGGTAACACCGTGTTGTCAGTAATTGCTAATCTGCAGGCTCGGCTGGCCCAAGTAGAAGCACGCTTGGAATCGCTGAATCTGATTGCTTCTAACTAAGCAGGCGGGGCGGCTAACGCCGCCCCGTTCACCTATGCATATATATTTACAGCATCCAATCCACGGTACTAAAGTTGCTACGATGGAGATGGAAGCCGAATTTGATGAACAAAACGGCTGGCTTCGGTATAATCCCGACACGCCTTCAGAGCCTGAAGCGGCGGCACCAGCCAATGAACTGGAAGTTAAACGTCGTCGTGGCCGTCGTCCCGTAGAGGCGGCAGCTTAAAGGAGCAAATATGGCCACTACTGCTGGCGATCAAATCAATCGGGCGTTGCGATTGCTGGGCGTGTTGGCTGAAGGCGAGACGTCTTCGGCGTCAGTAATGCAAGACGGTTTGACCGCTTTGAATCAAATGATTGATTCATGGAACACCGAACGTCTGGCCGTTTTTTCGACTCAAGACCAAATATTTAATTGGCCTCCAAACGAAATTACCCGCACGCTTGGGCCTACAGGCAACTTTGTGGGTAATAGACCCGTTTTAATTGACGACGCAACGTATTTCCGCGACGCCAGCACCAACGTGTCGTACGGCATCAAGTTGATTAACCAGCAGCAGTACGACGGCATTGCGGTCAAGACGGTAACCAGCACCTACCCGCAGGTCATGTTTGTGAACAACACGTTCCCAGACATCACCATGACGATCTACCCCAAGCCAACGCGTGTGCTGGAGTGGCATTTTGTGTCGGTTGAAGAGCTGACGCAACCCGCTACATTAAACACAAATTTAGCTTTTCCCCCAGGCTATTTGCGCGCTTTTGTGTACAACTTGGCTATGGAATTTGCCCCGGAGTTCGGCGTTGAGCCGTCCCCACAGGTGCAGCGGATTGCCATGACGTCCAAGCGCAACCTGAAGCGGATCAACAATCCTGACGACGTGATGTCCATGCCGTACTCGCTGGTCGCTACTCGTCAGCGCTTTAACATCTACGCTGGTAACTACTAAGTATGCCTAACGCTTTAGCGCCACCAAGCAAGAATAAACTGGCTCAAGGTTTGCGCCTTACGCCAGATTATTCTATTGCGCCTGAAGCGGAGTTAGGCACTTGGACTGCTGCCGACGAAAAAGCGTTTCAAACAGGCATTCGGCAAACCCCTTGGTATGCCCAATTCATCAAAAAATTTGGTGGGCCGCCTGACTTAAACTCACCAGAATACAATTACCGCGCAGCGTGGAAATCAGGGATGCGTCCGCAAGATTACGAGTTTGATAGAGAAATGCAACATTGGGGTAGCGTTACACCCCAAGGTAAAAGCGTTAAATCTACTAGCCATCCAACTGCTTGGATGGAAGATTATATGAGCGTAACTGGCCGTGACCCCCACACACCGGGCGCCATGACCCCCGCGCAAATAGAGGCAATACAACGCGGTTTAGTGTACCGATACGGTGGCATGAAATGAAAACGCCTATCCTTGGCCAAACCTATGTGGCTCGCAGCCTTAACGCTGCGGATAGCCGCATGGTGAACTTGTACCCCGAAGTTACCCCCGCGCCAGAAGGCATGGAACCTGCGTACCTAAACCGGGCGCCGGGGTTAAGTTATTTGGCAACCATAGGCGAAGGGCCAATTCGCGGCTTGTGGACGTTTGGCGACTATGGTTACGTCGTGTCTGGCAATAACCTGTATAAGATAACTAGCACTTATACGGCCACGCTTTTAGGTACTATTTCCGGCACTGGGCCGGTGTCTATGTCAGATAATGGCACTCAGCTTTTTGTTGCCGCTAATCCTGAAGGTTACATTTATAACGCGTCGACTAACGTATTTTCACCAATTACTGATCCTGATTTTCCAGGTGCGGTGACGGTAGGCTACATTGACGGCTATTTTGTTTTTAATGAACCAAACAGCCAAAAATTGTGGGTTACCAGTTTGTTGGACGGGCTGTCCATAGACCCTTTAGATTTTGCCAGCGCCGAAGGCTCACCCGACGGCGTGGTTAGCTTGATTGTAGACCACCGCGAAATTTGGGTGTTTGGCACTAGCAGCACTGAAGTTTGGTACGACGCCGGCACGGCAGACTTCCCATTGCAGCGTATTCAAGGCGCATTTAACGAGATAGGGTGTGCGGCGCCTTACTCGGTAGCTAAGATGGACAACAGCGTGTTTTGGTTAGGCGCTGATGCGCGCGGGCGCGGTATTGTCTATCGAGCTAACGGCTATACTGGCCAACGCATTTCTACCCATGCGGTTGAATGGAAGATTCAACAGTATGGTAACTTGGCCGACGCGATTGCCTACACTTACCAGCAAGACGGCCATAATTTTTACGTACTGATTTTCCCCAACGCCAATACGACTTGGGTGTACGATGCTTCCACGCAGGCATGGCATGAGCGGGCTGGCTGGTATAACGGATCGTTTACCCGGCACCGCAGCAACTGTCAGATGGCGTTTAACAATAAAATTATTGTCGGCGATTACGAAAACGGAAACATCTATGCGTTTGATTTAGATGTTTTTGCCGACAATGGTGAAATCCAGAAATGGTTGCGGTCTTGGCGCGCGCTGCCTACCGGGCAGAACAACCTTAAACGTACCGCTCACCACACGCTGCAATTAGAATGCGAATCAGGTACCGGGCTTAATTCAGGCCAAGGCGATGACCCCCAAGTTATGCTGCGCTGGTCAGATGATGGCGGCCATACGTGGTCAAACGAACATTGGGCTAACATGGGCAGAATCGGTGAATATTACTACCGAGTGTTCTGGCGCCGGTTAGGTATGACGCTAAAGCTGCGCGACCGAGTGTATGAAATTTCTGGTACTGACCCCATTAAAATAGCCATTATGGGCGCTGAATTGCAACTCAGCGGCACTAATGCCTAGCCCACCCAATCTTACCAATATCACGCCGCCACGCGTGCCGCTTATTGACGAGCGTACGGGGCTAATATCGCGTGAATGGTACCGGTTTTTTCTTAATCTTTTTAATCTGACAGGTGGCGGGGCTAACGTCACGTCTTTGACAGACCTTCAATTGGGGCCGCCCGCGCCGCAACAAGAAGACATCATTGATATTATTGTCGATGTTGAAACAGCTAAGATTCAACCTACCCAAGAGTCTGCGCTAGAGCAAATTGCTGAACTTGCTAAACAAGTTGAAGCTCTATCGGTTTTGCCTTTGACTAGCTGGGTGCTATCCGAACTTGCCGAACTACAAGCGCAAATTGACGGGATGTTAGCTACCCCTGCTTCAATCCCTGTTGTCGCAGCCGCGTTGACTAAAGTTGACGATACCAACGTTACGCTGACCTTGGGCGGGTCGCCCAGCACGGCGTTGCTTGCCGCCACTAGCTTGACGTTGGGCTGGACAGGGCAGCTAGCAACTTCGCGCGGCGGTACAGGGTTGTCGTCTTACACCGCCAACGGTGTTGTTTACGCCAGCAGCACTAGCGCGCTTGCCACAGGGTCGGCTTTTACGTTTGATGGTAACGGCGTAGCCATATCTGTTAATAGTTCAACTGATGGGCTGCGCGTCACGCAAACCGGCACTGGCAATGCGCTGTTAATTGAAGATAATACAAATCCTGATGGATCGCCCCTTGTAGTTGATTCTATTGGTAGAGTAATAGCTGGGTATACCTCTTCTATTTCTGCAGATGATGCTGGAGGCGCAAACAGAACAACGTGGGCATACCAAGCAAATAACACTACGGTGAGCGGCGCTGGTTATTTGGCTACTTATTGGGCTGATAACGCGGTGGGCGCCGGTGGCCTTTCTATTGGTAAAAGTCGCGGCGCTTCTGTAGCAACAAGAGCTGTTGTTCAAAACGGTGATGAGATTGGGCAAATTGGTTTTGTTGGTGATGACGGAACAAACTTTATATCTGCGGCGGGTATTTTTGCGGCAGTAGACGGCACACCCGGCACTAACGATATGCCCGGACGTTTGGTATTCAGCACTACGGCTGATGGCGCAAGCGCGCCTACTGAACGACTTCGTATTGCAGCTACGGGTGCTTTGGCGGTTAATGGAGCCGCAAACTACGGCACTTCTGGGCAGGTGTTAACCTCTGCGGGTAATGCGCCGCCTACATGGACAACGCCTACAACTGGCACAGTAACTTCAGTTGCTCAAACATTTACCGGCGGGTTAATTTCTGTCAGCGGATCCCCAATTACAGGTAGCGGCACACTAGCTCTAACGGTTGCCGGAACGTCTGGCGGCATCCCTTATTTTTCCAGTGCGTCTACTTGGACAAGTTCCGCCGCGTTAACTTTTAACGGCACTAACCTTACAACTACTGGCAGCGCAACAGCAACCGCGTTTATACCTTCAAGTTCAACAGTACCCACAAACGGTCTGTATTTGCAAGGCACCAATGCAGTTGGGCTTGCAACTAATTCAATCGAAAGATTTAGGGTAGTAAGCACTGGTCAAGCTATATTTACTGTGGCAGATATGACTGCCGCAAACCCTTCCGCAGTTATTGTAAGTGCCACAGGTAAAGCGGCGCAAACTGGAAATATGGCGGGTCTAATATCCACCATAAACACAGATGCGACTTACGCAGGGTCTACTGTTATTGGTGTTTATGCAAACATTGGGTCTATTGTTGTTGCGCCGACAAATGCGTACGGTTTTTATGTTGCGTCAGATTGGACAAGCGCGACTAATAACTATGCCTATTACAGTAACGTAGCCTCTGGGGCTAATCGCTGGAATTTTTATGCAAATGGCACAGCGAATAACTATTTTGCTGGAAACGTTGGCATAGCCAACACTTCGCCAGCTTGCGCCCTAGATGTTACCGGCGGTATCCAGACTAGCCGCACTGGAGTCACAGCGCCGGCAGCTACTGATGGAAATATTTTTAGTGGGACGTATACGCCTACATTAACAAACACGACCAATATTACCGCTAGCACAGCAAATACTACGTATTACACAAGAGTTGGCAACATGGTGATGGTAAGTGGTCGGGTAAGTATTGACCCAACAGCAGCAGGTTCGATTACGCTTGGTGTTTCTCTGCCAATAGCAAGTGACATCAGTAATAATTGCTGGGGCGTATGCAACAATCAGCAAGGCGATGCTATTGCAGTTACATCTGATAATACAAACGACAGAGCGAGTTTTATAGGTGTAGTGGCTGACGCTGCTAATAGAGTCTATTCATTTACATTTCAATATCAGGTGGCTTAAATGAATTATGAGTTGACCTATTGGACTCCTCCAGACGGCGAGCACAAGTTAGTTGTTAGCTATGAAGATGGGACTGTTAAGGAATATACTATGGCCAACAAAGAACAATACGCCGTGGATTTTCCAGACCGCCTTGCAGATATTGTAGCTATGCAATGGGGCGCTTAACTCGCAACATTAATTAAATACCAAGTAACGTCGTCATTTATTTAGAGGTTTTTATGACAGTCACTGTTAAAGTACTAATCCCTGCCAAAACGGCAGAAAATAGTCAGACCACGCAGTACACTGCGGCTGGGGTGACCACCATTATCGACAAGTTTACGGCCACTAATTACAGCGCGTCTGCCGCTACGATTAGTGTCAACTTGGTAACTGGTGCCGATACGGCGGGTAACCAAAACTTAATTACCAAAACGAAAACATTGCAGCCGTCCGAAGTCTACACATTTCCAGAAATTGTAGGCCAGGTCTTGGCACCGAGCGGTTTTATCTCTACTATCGCGGGGACTGCTAGTGCGATCAATATTCGGGCATCGGGTCGCGAGGTAACGTAACGTATGGGCGCTATTGAACTTTTTGATGCTGACGGCACGGCGGTAGCTACCGCCGAAGCCATGCGTCAACGAGTCGTTGCGCTGCAAGATTCATTGCTGGAAATGCCGCAGGCCGATATCGTGACAACACACACGTTTCTGCCTGGCGTGTATGAACGAAAGATTACGATACCGCCTTGGACAGTTTTGACAGGCGCTGCGCATAAGACGGATTACCGCGTGCGGTTGGAAAAGGGCACGATTGCGGTGAACCGTGATACGGAAGTGGTTGTGTTGACGGCGCCATGTGAGTTTGACGCCAAAGCAGGTGAACAGCGCGCAGGCCGCGTGTTTGAAGATGAAGTGGTTTGGGTGGATGTGTACGACAACCCCGACGATTGCCAAGACATACCGACGTTAGAAGACAGACTGTACGTTGTGCCGGAGTGTGGATTGGGCGATACTCGACGTCAGTTAGCGATTGAATCAGCGCAAACAGACTATCAGTTGTTTTTAAAGCAGTTGGGTATGGATCAGCCCACAATGGACGCGATAGTAACCATTGAAAGTGATCTAGTTGATATGCCGGAAGGGCACGATGTAGAGTTAAAAGCGTCGCCAGTGCACGGTATGGGCATGTTTGCTACGCGGTACTTTTTTGCCGGCGAAGTTATTTGCCCCGGTCGATTGGATGGTAAGCGTACTCCGGCAGGCCGGTACATTAACCATTCGCACGACGCAAACGTAATACCGTACAAGTTTGGTGACGATTTATACGTGATTGCTTTAAAAGATGTGGGGGTTGGTGGGGAACTTCTAATAGATTACCGAGACGCCATCCGTGCAAATTTTGGCTTTTACTTACCCAAGGAAACATTATGTCAGGATTCATAACCGGTAGCGTAATTAGCGCATACGGCTCTAACCAAGCGGCTAAAAAACAACTTGAAGGGCAGCGCGAGGCTACGGCCGCGCAAGAGCGCATGTTTTACCGGCAACTGCAGTTGCAAGAGCCTTTTCGGATGGCTGGCGTTAACGCGCTGCCCGAACTAATAGCTGCATCACGGTACACGCCGTTCAGCATGCAACAATTTAAAGCCGATCCCGGCTACGCGTTTCGGTTGCAAGAAGGCTTAAAATCGCTTGATCGCAGTGCTGCAGCACGCGGCGGCTTGTTATCGGGCGCCACGCTAAAAGGCGCTTTGCGCTACGGTCAAGATATGGGCTCGCAAGAATACACTAACGCGTTTAACCGCTATCAAGCTGAACGCGCGGCGCGGCTAAACCCACTGCAAAGTTTGGCAGGCATGGGGCAAACATCGGCTAATACATTATCAAACGAAGCGGGTCAATACGGCCAAAACATGGCGCAAAGCGCTACTCAGATGGGCAACATCCGCGCGTCTAATTACGTCAATACAGCTAATGCGCTGACAAGCGGCTTAAGTGGATACTTAAACCAACAGCAAAATCAGCAAATGATGGATAGGTTTTTCCCGCAACAAACACCTAATGCTGCACCTACTTACGGGTCGCCTTATGACCTTAACGCTCAAAATTATGGTTAATTTATGGCCGGCATAGACTACAGCATCCCAGGGCAAATTAAAGGCATTCAGCTTGAATCGCCGATGAACGCTATGGCGCAAGCCATGCAGCTGCGCAACTTGCAAGAAACATCGCAAATAAATGCGCTCAGAGCGCAAGAAACTTCGCAGATGAACGCGCTAAAAACGCAAGAGTATCAGCGCGGGGTGGAGCAGCGCAATGCTTTGGCGCGCATTCATTCAGATCCTAACGTAAAAATTGGTTCCCCAGAATATTTGGAGCGCATATATAAAGAAGCGCCGGATTTGTATAACGACGTAGCAACTAAAATTGCAAACCGAGAAAATGTGTTGTCTCAAATAGAAACGCGCGAAACTACTGCCGACAAAAGCAAATTTGAGTTAAATCTAGCAAAGAAAAAAGAAGAAACAGACGCTTTAGATCTTCGGTTAAAACAGTTTAACGAAGCGTTTCCTGCGTACAGTCTTCAATCTGAACAGGATGTTGAAGATCGTATTGTGGCTATGGCTAATGATGAAATTCTCGGCCCACTATCCACACGTTTTGGCCCGTTAGGGGATACTATTGCTCGCAATAAAGCCGAATATAGGCGCGACCCTCGCGGCTACGTTCAGCGTATGTCTGGGGTGTCTGCGGACAAGATTTTGGCAGCCGCTGAAGAACGGGACAAAGCCGCCTATCGCAGTTATCGACTTAACGAAATTTATGCTGGGCGTCAACCGCTTGACGAAGAATCTTTCCTTAAAAACCGAAACGTACCGCAAACAACAACGCCAGCACCGGCAGCAGTTTCGGCAACAGCTACAACGTCGGAAGCGCCAGCAGCAGTTACTACTGCGGCTGACGGAACCCGAGTGATGCCTAGCGTTACTGTGGCGGGTCAAACTGAAGGGTTTGATTACCTTGACCCCACAGTTAAACGGTTACTTCAACTAGCTGCTGAAACTAAAGATTCAACTGAAGCTACTGCGTTAAGAGAGACCGCCGGTAAGATTCAAGCCGCGTTTGAAAAAGATGTTGAAGAACAACGAAAAGGAAAACGGCTTACAGGTGATTTCTTAAACGTAACAATAGCAGAAGACCAAATAGCCGAGCTTGAAAAAAATCCGAATCCAGTTAATCTGAGAAAGATAGCTAATTTACGGCAGCAGATTAAAGCCGCGAATCTTGGTAAAGGTACTAATGTTAATGTTGGCGTAAAACTGCCGCCGCAAGAAAAATCATTTGAAGAAGAACTTGGTAAAGGTCAAGCTAAAAAAGTAATAGAAAATAAAGAAAAAGCCGAAGACGCGCGCGACATGCTGGATACGGTCAGCATTGGCCGGAACATTCTTAAGTCAGGCGCTATTACGGGTGCAGGCGCGGATTTCTTTGTCGGTCTTAACCAAGCACTTAAAACGGCGGGAGTTGATTTTGGCTACGCGGATGCGTCGGCCAACTCGCAAGCGTACACCGCCAATATGGCGCAGAACGTTGGTAAGCTGATTAAACTGTTCGGTGCTGGTACAGGTTTGTCTAACGCCGACCGAGACTACGCAGAAAAGATGGCGGGCGGTAAGATTGCCCTTGACAAGGCTGCGCTGCAAAAAATATTGGATATTCAAGAACGTGCAGCGCGTAACGTTATTAAACGGCACAATCAAAACGTTAAAGATATTAAAACTAACGTTCCCTTGACTGTAGATATTGAAGAAACCGGACAAGCGGCGGCTAAAGCGCCTGCCGTAGGCACGGTGCAAGATGGGTATAAATTTAACGGTGGCAATCCTGCGGATGCAAAAAACTGGACAAAGGTGAAATAGATGGCCGGCCCTTGGGAGCAGTACCAAACACCCGCCGAAGCCCCTAAAGGGCCGTGGAGCCAATACGGCGAAGAGCAGTCGTTGCCGCCGATAACCGTTACGCCGGAATCTATGACTGTTGGCGAGCTACCCGGCCCTCGCCGCGAATATAGCGCGTTTGAAGTGCCATTTCAGGCGATCAAAAACGCGCCTTCTAGCGCCGCGCGTTTTGCGGGCGGTTTGTACGATGTAATTACACACCCAGTACAGACCGCTAAAGGTGTGCTAGACATCGGCGCAGGCGCTATTCAAAGCGTGTTACCGCAAACGGTGGTGGACTGGGTCAATCGTTTTGAAGCCAATCCTGAAGCCGGACGTCAAGTTGTTGAAGCAGCGCGTGCTGCTGGCGGCGTTATTGCAGACCGCTGGGGCGGCTACGAAAATATTAAGCGCACGCTGGCTGAAGACCCTGTTGGCGCTGCTGCGGACTTGTCCACGCTGCTGACAGGCGGCGCGGGCGCGGTGCGTGGTGTGTCTAAGTTTGCCCCCGCCGCCGTTCCTACGGCTGCCGCGTTAGAACGTGCCGCCACGTTTACCAACCCGTTGTCAGCGGTAACTATACCGGCACAAAAAGCATTGGCGTTTAAAGAAGCCGTTTTGCCGGGTAAATTGACTAGGCAACAAGAGCTTAACGCCGTTCGTGACACCACATTGCGCGCCGGTCTTGAAGAAGGTTACATGGCAACGCCTGGTAGCGTGACGCCACAAGGCCGCAACATCATCGCCGAACGTATGGCGGGCAAAACAAATCTTGAGCAGTTGATGTCTATCAACAATCAAGACGTCACCAATAAACTGGCTCGCCGCGCAGTTAATATTGATGAAACTGCGCCGCTGACGTCTGAAAATATGCGCGGTATCCGCGCAGCGGAATACGAAAAGGGTTACAAACCTGTCGAGCGTATCGGTGAAGTGCCCGCTGACGTACAGTATTTTGTTGACTTAAATAACGTCAAGTTAAAGTACACCGGCCCGCAAAAGTCTTTTCCCGGCGCAGTGCCCGATGAAGTAACTAAACTGTTTGATATTTATTCGACAGATAAGTTTAACTCTAAGGACGCGGTGCAGGCGATTCGCAATTTGCGTGAAGACGCTAGGGCAAATTTTCGCAAAAACGAAAACGCAACGGCTAACGCGCAGCTTGATATAGCTAATGCGCTGGAAAATCAGATGGAGCGGGCTATAGCCGCTACACCTACGCCTAACGCTAATACGTTGCTTGAACAGTTTCGATTGTCCCGCCAGCGTATGGCAATCTCTCACACGATTGAGGACGCTATCCGCGAAGGTGGCGGGGCTGTAGAAGCTAAAAAACTTGCCCGCGATTTGCAAAGCGGCAAATATTTGTCTGGCGACTTAAAGACCGCTGCTGAATTTGCCAACGTGTTCCCCCGCGTGTCTAAAACTGCTGCGGAAATTGGTACGCCTGGCGCGGGCACTATGCTTGGCGCGCCGTCTGGTATTGGCGGCGCGTTTGGTACGGGGCTAGGTTATTTGGCCGGCGAAAGCCAAGGCGCCGTGACCGGCGGTATGTTGGGCGCATATGGCCCACAAATGGTGTCGGCGGGGATGCGTAACTATTTAATGTCGCAAGGCGTGCAAAATAGATTGATACCTACTTACGAATCTACGCTGGGACGTTTAGCGTCAGATGTTACCGCCCGAAACGCGCTGTTAGCTACGCAAGCCGGTAACGTCACAAACCAAAACAAAATGAGGAAATAGATGGACTCGCAAGTGCTATTTAACATCGCAGTCGCTATCGCCGGGTTCTTTGGCGGCTGGATTCTAAACAACATCCACCGATCCATTGACCGGCTGGACACGGACGTGCGTGCCATGCCGCACGTTTATGTTACCCGTGAGGACTACCGTGACGACATGCGCGAAGTCAAAGAGATGCTGGGTAAGATTTTTGACCGCTTAGAGGCCAAGCAAGACAAGTGAGGTGGATCCACTCACCTTACTAGCTGCCGCTAATGCGGCTGTCGCAGCCGTCAAGAAGGGATGCCAGCTATACAAGGACATCAAAGGCGCAGCGGGCGAAGTCAAGGATGTACTGGATGACTTAAAGGCGCAGTTTGGGAAGATACAAAACCCGACGAACGCGCAGAAGATTCAGTACAACGAAGAAGTGCAACGGGTGCAGGAGATAGCCAAGGCTGACCCGAACGACGTATTTCTCCAGATCGGTAATGATCTAGGCGCTTTGATGGATGCGTATGACGACATCGGCAAGGCGTTCTTAGTGCAAGAAGCAGCAGCAACACAGGTCTACACCGGCAAAGATTCGATCGGCAAGCGCGCGCTAAACCGCGTCGTTATCAGAGCTAGGCTTGACGCAATGCTAGTTGAATTGCGTGAGACGATGGTCTACAAAGCCCCGCCAGAGTTGGGCGACTTGTGGGGCAAGTACGAGAAGATGTGGCGGCAGATCGTAGTTGAGCAAGACGAGGCGCACAAGCGTGAGACGGCAAGATTACAGATAGAAGCAGCGCAAAGACGCAGGCTAGCCAGAAAAAGGAAAGAAGAAGCGGTATGGGTTGGAGCAATCCTTTTCGTCGTGGCGTGGTACGCAGGAGTAATGGTAATGCTTCGTCTGAGCCAGACGTACCGTGGGCACTCCTTGTCGCCGTGGTGGTCTTGTGTTTTGTGCTAGTGATTGCTTTGCCTGTTATGGGCGTCATGTACATGGACATGAACAACGCGCTGTACAAGGCTGCTGAAGAGACACGCAAAATGAAAGAATTGCGGCTAAAAGTTTTAACAGAGATGAGGGGCGAACAATGAACGACGCGACTGATTGGATGACAACCAAGTGGCGCCCGATGATGGCGATCACGTACATGATTATCTGCTTGTGCGACTTCGTGCTGTTTCCCGTCCTGTGGACAGCCGTGCAGTTTTGGGAAACGGAAGCGGCGAACGACGCCTTCCGCGCATGGACGTCCTTGACGTTGCAATCTGGCGGCTTCATTCACATCACCTTCATGGCCATTCTAGGCATCTCTGCTTGGACACGCGGTCAAGAAAAAATCGAGTCCATCAAAGCCGGGAAAGAAGACGATGCCTAGCCCGTGGGTCATCGTCGGCGCGCTAGTGCTCGTCATCGGCTCGTACTTCTACGGGCACCACACGGGCGTCCAAGTCACCAAGGCAGAATGGGAAGCTGAAAAGGCCGCAGCCGCTATTGAAGCCGGCAAAGTGTTGGCAGCGGAGCAGGCCAAGGTAACTGAGTATGAGCATCTGCTGGCGAACACACAAAACAGAGTGGAGAAGGTCTATGTCGACAAGATTCGGGAGGTTCAAGTTGAGCGCAATAGTTTATCTGTTACCGCTCGTAATGACGGGTTGTTCATCGACGCCGCGTGTCCAGACCATAGTAACGCCGTGCCCAGTGCTGCCCCCAGTACCAGCAGCGATCATGGAGGAACGAAAGCCCGACTTTCAGGAGAGGCTGCGGAGGCTCTTATCGCCATCGCAGCAGACGCCGACGAAATCACCCACCAACTAACTGCCTGTCAGGAGATATTGAGAAATGAAAGAGAACTTCGACGAAGCCCTTAAAGCAATCCTGAAGCACGAAGGCGGGTTTGTTAATCATCCCAAAGACCCAGGCGGCATGACGAACTTGGGCGTAACCAAGAAAGTGTGGGAAGAATGGGTCGGCAAAGCTGTTGGCGAAAGCGAAATGCGGGCGTTGACCCCGGATACAGTGGCACCGATGTACCGCAAGAAGTACTGGGATGCGGTCAAGGCCGACGAGCTGCCAACGGGGCTGGACTATCTGATGTTCGACTTTGCGATCAATGCAGGGCCAGGCAGAGCGATCAAGACCATGCAGAAAGCGATCGGAACGACGCCTGATGGCGCCATCGGCCCCAAAACCATGCAGGCATTGAAAGACGCCGATCAGAAAGACTTGATCGCTAAGTTCAGCATGGAGAAGGAGTTGTTCTACAAGGCGCTCCCGACGTTTGCAACCTTTGGCAAAGGCTGGATGCGTCGGGTAGCAGAAGCGCAATCACATGCGGTGACGATGCTGGCGTAACTGCCGGCAGATTTCACGGTCACGCGTCGACATGTCCGGCGCGATCTCGGCCACACCGCACTCAGCAGGGGTAGGCCGCCGTGGCTCTGGCACAAAGAACGCCAGAAAGCCCACGGTGGCTACCACGATACCTGCGTAGTAGATGATGACAAGGTCTTTCATACGCTCAAGAGCCGACCTAAAAACTTCACCATCGGCGACTCATTGTAGGGTCGAGCGCCCAGCATAATGTCCTGCACGAACCGCTCTTCAGGCGTTGCAGGGCGCGCGTAGAACTGCGGAATGTAGTGCGCGCCGATCTTGGGTGGCTCTTCCTTGATAAAGTATCCATCACGTAGCATTGTCTTTCCTCCTATCTTCATTTGCGCGGCGAACGTCAACGCCTTTCTTTTTTATCAACGCTGCCTCGTCATTAGTATAAATCGATTTTCCCACCAAAACGTTGCCTGCTATCCATACCTCGGCTGAGTAGGCATTGTTCTTGCATGAGTTGCACTTGCGCTGTCGCCGGATGCCGCCTGGTTGTTGCGCAGTGTTTACAACGTGCGTCTTGCTGCCGCAGTGCTGACATTTCATGGACGTATTGCCTTTGCCATAATTTCCAGCCGTTCACGGGCGTCACGCAAGGCGCAGTAGCGTTGGTGCAGGCGCTGCAGATGGGAGCTGCGGCGCTCGTTCAACGTCTCATGCGTCAGTAGCGCAAATACCTCGTCTTCTGACAATGACGGCAACTGGTCATTCAGTGCGCGCCAGCTTTGCTTTTTCATCTTCGACCTTTTGTTCTATGGTTTCTAATTTATCCACCGCACGCATCCAAGCGTTGGCGATCTGGTTGTACTCCTTATTGCGCTGGCGCTCTTCCACCTGCGCGGCCTTTAGTTTGGCCTTCCAGTAGTCAATTCTTTTCACGTTGTTCGGCCTCCAGCTCACGCAGATCGTTAGCGACATCGGACACGCCGTGCCAATCGCTGCGGGCGATCATGACATGCAGATAGTCGATCAGAATCTCACGCTGCGTTTCATACTTGGTAAAGTCCATCATTTTGCATCCTCCTTGGGTTTGGTAAATCGAGAGATGGGAATAATACGCTTGCTGCCGTCCAACATTTCAATGTGCGCAAAGCCCTGCGAGGCCGCCCAGCAGCCGTAGTACGCCCGGTTTAGCCCGTCGATGTCGAAGGCCATCTTCATGCCGTGGCACCAACTAGGGCGGTCTTGGGTCAATACCGTCTGTACGCTAATGTCGTTCGTGTACGTCAGGTAATCGGGCTGGGCAGCCAGCGCGGGTGCTGCCAGTAGTAAAAGTAGGTATCTCATTTCAGTGCCTCCATCGCTATGTCGGAAATTGCTCGTTTGTCGTGCAGGGCTGCCCAGATCTTTTCGTCAACTGTCTTCTCGGCGAGTAGAATATAGACCCAGACATCTCGCACTTGACCGGAACGATGGAGCCTGCCGACGGTTTGCTCATAGAGTTCCAACGACCACGGCAGCGACAAAAAGACCATATGAGCCCCTCCGTGTTGAAGGTTAAGGCCATGTCCTGCTGATTTTGGATGCACAGCGAGAAGCTCGATTTGTCCGGCGTTCCATCGTTTGATGGCGTCGGTGTCGTCCAAGGTGGCAAGCTTCGGATAGCGGCGACAAAGTTCTGCCACCTCTTCTTGAAACTGGTAAACGATAAGCGTATTCGCATGCTGGTTCTCCTCCAATAGTTCATCAAGCCGGTCAAACTTGTGACTGCTAAACCACACCGCCGTCTTGCTTGATGTGAACTGACCCGGCACGTCGCTCGCCACGCGGGCGCTGTCGTACACAAAGCCGGACGCCATCTGTTGCAACTTTGATGTAACGGCTGCTGCGTTAGCCGCCAGAATCTCAGCCGTTGGAAACTGCACCACGAAGTCACGCTTCATTTTCTCGTAGGGCTGTCGATCGTCTAGCTGACTGCGCAGCTCGACCACATGACAGGGCGGCAGCTTGTCTTTGTATTCGCCAGGCTCCAACACAAACGTCGCTGGCTTAATCTTCTCCATGACCAACTGCAGGGCGCCTGGGCGTGGCAGCCACTCGCCAAAGTCGCGGTTCATGCAGACAAAGTATTGCTGCAAGAACGCGCCTTTGGCGCGGCCCAACAGTTTCTCATCCACAATCTTGCATTGGCCGAACACGTCCTCCAGACCATTACTGGTGAACGACCCGGTTAGACCCCAACGAATTTTGAACTGGTCGATTACCTTGTGCAGCGCCTTGAAACGTGTGCCGGAGGGGTTCTTGAGCTTAGTCAACTCGTCAAACACAATGGCGTCAAAGTCGGACAAGTCCTGTTCGGCTAACCACTGGATGTTGTCGTAGTTAGTAACCACTACGGCTACAAACGAGCGCAGTGCTGCCGCTCGATCTTTAGGCGCGCCTACGGCCACGCGGTGATCTAACTCTGGCGCCCACTTAGGCACCTCGATCGGCCACACGTCCGTACACACGCGCTTTGGCGCCAGAACGAGGAAGCGACTTGCGTAGCCGTCTTTGACCATCGCCTGCATGGCGGTCAGGGTAATGGCTGTTTTGCCTGCGCCCACGGGCGCTAAAATCATCGCCCGGTCACGCTCGTATAGGAAGTCAGCGGCTTCATCCTGGTACGGCCTGAGTGTTAATCCACTCATCAATCATCTCCTTTGACCATAAACACGCATAGTTTTGTTTTAAGCGCAACACATCGTTGCGGAATATCTTTTGTAGTTCGGACAGCCGACCGCCTTTGGTTTTCAATTCGACAAACCATGTGCTGCCATCAGGCATACAAGCCAAGCGATCACTAACCCCACGTTGTGTGGGAGACTTGAACTTGTACGTCTTACCGCCGGCACGCTCGACCGTCCAAACAAAGTAGTTCTCGATTTCTTTTTCTAGCATGTCCGAAATATAAAGGCTAAAAAAGTATTTGACAAGGATTATTTTAGGGACTACAGTCGAGGCTCAATCACTACACGGGAGTACAGTCAAATGAATGTAGAAGACATTTTTGATGCAGACGGCACAGCCCTGCAAGCAGCATTAGACCTAATCGAGGTCATCATCAAAACCGATCCCGGCGTTTACGACGAAACGGCTGCGCCGGTACTGCTGTTGTTGCGTCAACGCCTGTCTAGTTCATGGCGTAACGAGCCAGCGGGGGTGAAATAATGAGCCATTCCAATATCGTCGGCGGTAGCACCGCTAAACGCGTCATCAACTGCCCAGCGTCGGTCAAGCTTGTGCAACAGATGCCACCACAGGTCGAATCCGAACACGCAGCACGCGGCACGCTCCTGCATAACGTCATTGCCGAACTCTTGGAGTTCGATAAAAGACCAGAGCAGTGCTTAGGCGCGCAGTACAAAGATCAGACACTGACACAGGAGCTACTTGATGAAAAGATTATTCCCGCTCTCGCGCTACTCGACGAAGTCGACCCAGAAAAGCAAATGGAGTACATGGTTGAAACCCGAGTTAGCTATGGCGATTTTCTGCCTAGTGTGTTTGGTAGCACTGACCTACTTGGGCGTAAAGATAAACGCGCTATCGTTCTCGATTGGAAGTTTGGCGATGGCGTACTTGTGGATGCTGAAAATAATCCTCAGCTCTTATTTTATGCAGCTGCGGCAATGAGAACACCCGCATGTCAGTGGGTGTTTGAAGGTGCTGAAGAGATTGAGTGCATCATTGTGCAACCGCCATCAATTCGCCGCTGGGTCACCACACCCGCACGCATCAAAGAGTTCGAACAGGAGCTGCTCTACGCTGTGCGTCTGTCATCATGGCCAGAGGCGCCGTTTGCAACCGGCGACCACTGCCGCTGGTGTACGGCAAAACCCATCTGCCCACGCATGACCGGCGCAGCTGATCGTGCGCTGAAGGTGCAGCTAACTAACCTGCCGGCAGAACAGATCGCAACGCAGCTGCGTCAGGCTGATATGTTGGAGGATTACATTAAAGAACTGCGCGCGCTTGCGTTTCAGATGCTTGAGAACGACCGCGCTGTGCCTGGCTACAAACTGGTCGCCAAGCGTGGCACACGCCAGTGGGTGGACGAGGCGAAGATTGAAGCATGGGCTGATGCGAATGGCGTAGAAGACGCATACGACACAAAAATTAAATCGCCCGCACAGCTTGAAAAAGTCTTGAAAAAGACTACACTAGATTTCCCGTCAGATTTGGTTGTATCGATCTCGTCGGGGAGTACGTTGGCGCCGGAGTCAGACCCGAGGCCAGCGGTTCTGCAAATCGGGAAGCAGTTGACTGCAGCCCTCTCTAAACTTTAATAGGAGTACAGTAATGTCCAATATGGTCACGTTCAAAGGTGCAAACCTTCCAGCAGTATCTACCCTCTCCACCGCGCTGCGTTCGCTTGAAACCGTCGCAGGGCCAGCAGGTTCTGTCATCATTAAGATGGACAAGACCGGCCACTGGGTGTTCGGTGCTGACCAGACTGACGTCGAAGAAGACTCGACTTGGGCGGTCAACCCGTTCTCGTTCATTCACGGCTTTATCGCTTGGGGTGACGGCGAGGTGTTGGGTGAGAAGATGGTGTCGGTGTCCGAGCCGCTGCCTGAGATGGAAGCAGCACCACCCAACGCCAAGCGTGGTTGGGAGTCGCAGATCGGTATGTCCTTGAAGTGCGTCTCTGGCGAAGACAAGGACATGGAGGCGCGCTACACCGTCACGTCCGTTGGTGGTAAGAAGGCCGTGCAAGCGTTGGCGGTTGCGATTGCCGAACAGGTTGAGAAGAACCAGGCCAAGCCGGTGCCTGTAGTGCGTCTGAAAAAGGATCACTACACGCACAAGTCGTATGGCCGCATCTACACGCCGGTCTTTGAGATCGTCGAGTTTGTGTCGATGGATGGTAAAGCAGAAGAAGCCGAGGCTGAAGAAGCACCAGCAGCCGAAGCCGCACCTGCCCGCCGCCGTCGCGGCTAAGTAGTACGGGGGAAAGCGGATGCTGGCTTCGCATATCGCGTGGCGTGATTGGGCAAAAGCCGGTTGCAAACAGACGCAGCGAGTACCCCACCTTTTCTATGACCCCGGTCATCTAATCATCAGGCTCTTCCTTGGTCGGTTCGACCTGATGCTGGCAAGATGACGGGGGTCACCCTCTTCTATAAAAACTATGAAAATTCTTATCGCTTGCGAATACTCCGGTGCTGTCCGCGACGCGTTCATAGCCAGAGGTCATGAAGCTATGTCGTGCGACATATTGCCCACCGATGCGCCCGGCCCTCACTATCAGGGCGATATATTTGACGTCATTGACGATAACTGGGATTTAATGATTGCTTTCCCGCCTTGCACGCACCTAGCGGTAAGCGGAGCAAAACACTTTGAGAAAAAGCGTGCTGATGGACGACAGCAGCAGGGCATAGATTTTTTCATGAAGATTGCCAACGCAAACATACCGAAAATAGCCGTTGAAAATCCTGTAGGAATCATGAGTACGGTGTACCGCAAGCCCGACCAAATTATTCAGCCGTGGCAGTTTGGCGACAAGGCTCAGAAAACAACCTGCCTGTGGCTTAAAAATTTGTCTTTGCTTACGCCCACAAATATCGTTGAGAAGGGCGAGTTTTACATATCGCCTACAGGTAAAAAGCTACCCAAATGGTACTCCGACAATAAGAGCGCAAAAGTGAGATCAAAAACATTCCAAGGCATTGCCGATGCAATGGCAGCGCAATGGGGGTGATACTCTGGCTTGACTTTGAAACCCGGTCGAAGTGCGACCTATCCTCTAAAGGGGTTTACAACTATGCCCAAGATGGAACCACCGATGTACTTTGTATGTCCTACGCGTTTGACGACGATGACGTTGTCACCTGGACTCCCGATCAGCCGTTCCCTGACGCCGTTCGGCATCACAAGGGGCGAATCTACGCTCATAACGCTGCGTTCGAGCGCCTTATATTCTGGTACGTCCTACAAGTTAATTTCGATCTCACGCAGTTCTATTGCACAGCGGCACAAGCGCGTGCTAACTGCCTGCCTGGGTCTCTTGAAGACGTCGGACGCGCCATCAGCAGTCAAATGCGAAAAGACCACCGAGGTGGACAGCTTATCCGACTACTTTCCATCCCTCGCGCTGATGGATCGTTTAACAATTCGCCAGAGCTAATGGCCGAGATGATCCGCTACTGCGAGCAGGACGTCAGAGCCATGCGCGCCATCAGTAAGGCCATGCGCCCGCTATCCGACGAGGAGCTGGCCGACTACCACACCAACGAGCGCATCAACGACCGGGGCGTGCTGCTCGACCTGCCACTCGCGCAGGCTGCCATCCGGTACGCATCGGTCGAGCTTGAAGAGATCGAGACGCTAGTCGCTGAGTTGACCGAGGGTGCGATCAAGTCCGTGCGCAGCCCCAAGATGCGCCAGTGGGTGATCGACCGGGTCGGCCCGCAAGCATTAAAGATGATGGAGACGTACAAGGACGGCGACTTGAAGTATTCTATCGACAAGACCGTACGTGCCAATTTACTGGCTTTTGCCGAGGAAAACCCCGATGAGATTCCGACCACTGTTGCGGACGTCATTCAATGCGCAGATGACCTCTGGGCGTCGTCGGTTGCGAAGTTCAGCCGCCTTGCGAGCCTGGCAGATGAAGACGATCAACGAGTACGAGGTGCTTTCGTATTTGCAGGAGGTTCTGCCACTGGACGAGCTTCAAGCTATGGCGCGCAAGTTCACAACTTTACGCGCAAGTGCGCAGCAGCCCCAGATGACGTTAGGCACGCTATGGTCAGAGGCCACAGCATCGTACCAAGATTTGGAAAACGCGTTACGGATGTTCTCAAAGGAATGCTCCGGCCCGCACTGATACCCGCAGCCGGGAAGCAGTTTGTCGTCGCCGACTGGTCAGCGGTCGAAGCACGGGTGACCGCTTGGGCGTCAGCCGACCCGCAGGCCGAGGAGGTGTTAGACACCTTCCGCGCAGGCAAGGACATTTACATCCGCGAAGCCGCCGGCATCTACCGCGTGCCGTATGAGGAGATCGCCGAAGAATACGAAGCCACCGATCAGTCCGAGCGGCGCCAGATCGGCAAGGTCGCCATCCTCTCACTTGGTTTCGGTGGGTCGATCGGCGCCTTCTCAGCGATGGGTCGCAATTATGGCGTGTTCATGCCTGAGTCCGATTCCCGCCGCATTGTAGACGCATGGCGGCGCTCAAACGCGTGGGCGGTGCGCTACTGGGAGAAGCTTGAGAGCGCCTACACACGGGCGCTACGCAACCCTAACCGCGAGTTTTCAGCCGGGCGCGTCACGTACCTGTACGACGGTCAACATCTTTGGTACGCGCTGCCCAGTGGGCGTGTCTTGTGCTATCCATTTGCTAAGTTTGAGGGTGACGAGATCACCTACGTCAAAGCAGCTTGGAAGCCGGCAGCTGACGCCAAAGAATGGCCACGGGCACGCTTGTGGCGCGGGCTTGCCTGTGAGAACATAACGCAAGCGATCGCCAACGATCTGCTGCGGCACGCTTTACGCCAGCTTCCTGACGTAGTGCTGCATGTACACGACGAGATCGTTCTGGAGACGGCCGACCCTGATGCACCCAATACCCTAAAGCAAGTGATGCGCGCTGCACCCGATTGGGCTGCAGGGCTACCTCTGAACGCGGGCGTCAAGATCATGACGCGTTATGGCAAATAAAAAAGCCGCCTGGCAGGGCGGCTTTCTCAACTACAAGGACTGCAATGGATTTCCTAGAATTTTATACTAATCTGGCCCCGATGGGGGAGACTGCGCTCGTCATCCGTCAAAAGCCCAAGTTGAAGGGCGGTCAGGTGCAGCTGCACCCCGATGGCGCGGTGATCTGTACATGGCCGGCGTACCTGCCGGACTATCCAACCAAGCCCGATTGGGCGATCTACGGCAACACCGCGTCGTTCATCATCGACCGGTTCAAAGACGGCCATGTGTCCGCGTCTAAAGAGAATTGCGACTACGTACTGGTCATGGTGCTGGATGACGTAGGCGACCCTGAGAAGGCGCCCAACATCCCACCTCTTGCGCCGACTTGGATCATGGAGACGTCCGAGGGGTCGTTCCAGTGGGGCTACGCATTCTCGGAGCAGCCGACGAAGGGTGAGTACGCGGCGGCTATTGATGCCATTATCAAGGCCGGCTACTGCGACCCAGGCGCCAACAATGCGGTGCGTAACTTCCGCCTGCCGGGGTCGATCAACATCAAGCCAGGCCGCGAGCTGTTCGCGTCGCGTCTAGTCGAGTTCCACCCCGACCGCGAGTTCACCCTGCCCGAGATCTGCGCAGCTTTAGGCGTCACGCCGTCCGAGCCATCATCACTAGGCGTGCGTCCTATCCGGCTCTCAGACGATGGTGCGGATGATGTGATGGCGTGGCTGTCGCATCAGGGCGTGCTGTTGTCCACGCCGAACACGCGAGGGTGGGCGGCTGTCATCTGCCCGAACAAGGATCAACATACGGACGGCAACCCCGAAGGCGGCTACAGCCCATCGACGCGCTCATACCGTTGCCTGCACTCGCACTGCGTCGACTTCGACTCAAACGCGTTTCTCGATTGGGTCGCCGCCAATGGTGGGCCAAAGCACGCGCC